CTGTATTTGCCTGACCCATATCACCAGAACTGTCGGCCATATCGTTTAGGTCGGTGCGGAGTTTGTCAATAGACCTCTGGAGACGAATAATAGTCTGATTGTTATTATGCAGAGTATTCTGGTCAGAGAGACAAGCAGACATACGAGATTCAAGAGAGACTATCTCATCTTCGTATACTTTGCGTTTAACTTCTGCCTCATCCATAGTGGTCTTCAGTTCTTTCGCTCTGGCTGTCGCAGAATCTTTCTTCTGTTGACGCAACTCTTCTGCGATGTCTTGATCACATGTAGGACACACTTCATTCTGATCAAAGAACTTTGCTTCCTTGACTACGGTCTTTACCTGTGTCTTGAACTGCGCATAGTACTGGTCTAGTTTCTGTTTGTTTGTACGTACAGAAGACAAACTCTCTGTGATAGTTGGTAACAGAGTGTTAACCGTCTCAGATAAAGTACCGTTCACCGCATTGAGTTCTTCTATCTCAGTCTGGAGTTCTGAGATCTCACCCTCTTTATCTTTACGGTGCTGAGTATTGATAGCAGTTAGATCACGGATATACTTCTTCTGTGCATTAATCTTAGTCTTAACAACTTCAATAGAATGGGTGTTGTTCTCAAGCTCGCCTTTGAGGAGAGATGTTTTTTCCTTGAGTAACATATTCATCTTGGAGAAGATGTTAATGTCAAGGAGGTCTTCTATCACGTCACGCCTAGAGGTTGAGTTGAGTTGCATGAACGGAACAAAAGATGACGAGCCTAGAACAACAATCTGGTGGAAACTCTTGTGAGACATCTGAAAGACGTTCTTCTCAAGAATATCCTGATACTCCCGTGCGTGTGAACTCTGATTGATCATACTACCATCTTTCCAGATTTCAAACTTAGCAGGCTTAATGCCTCGCACCACACGATACTGCACCGCATTGACACTGAAAGTAACCTCAGTTACACAACCTTTATTATTAATTGTGTTGACCAATTGATTCTTAGTAATCTTACGGTGTGCTTTACCAAACAATGCAAACGACAGTGCGTCAAGCATTGTAGACTTACCAGCACCGTTCTCACCAACAATCAAGTTAGTGGAACTGTCTAGGAAGTTTATTTCATTAAAATAGTTACCAGTCGAAAGGAAGTTCTTCCAACGTAAGGTTTCAAATTTTATCATGCAATTTCGACACTCTGCGCTTCAATCATTAGTTCGGATACTACAGCCTTAATACGTTCTTTGTCTAAGTCTGTTTCTACTTCTTGGATATAATTATACACTAAAGTTTCGGTATCGTCAATAGTTATATCAGCATCCGATACATTTTCTCCACGGAATTCTTTGAAGTCTTCGGCGATCTTTAGTTCATGAATCTTCTGCGACTGGATCTTATCAACATATCTCTCGAACTTCTGCATATCAGAACGGTTAGAGACAATCAACTTAACAAACTTACCATTCAGATATGACAGATCTTCGAAGTAGTTAATAGTGTCTTCATCATAATATATCTTATGGAACAGGGTGACCTTATTTTGCACTGGGGTCATCTCACGCGTTTCAGTGTCGTAGATGTGGAAGTATTTGGGGTCGTGTGCATCGTTCCAGAAAAACTCCATCTGCGAGCCTAGGTAAGTGATATTACCCTTACTAGATTTAGTGTGGAAGTGTCCAGACAACACAGTTTCAAAACGTTCTAGAGGTTTAGGATCCATGCCAGTGTGACAGACAATACCCTTATCCATCTCAAACCCTGCGAGCTCGAAGTGACCGGCAATAACGTCAGCACCACATCCCTCTAAGAAGGTAAGAATCTCTTTCTCATTCTCAGGACAAATCCAAGGGACAAGACCGAACTTGACACCACCATAATCACGGACGATAGGATCCATTAGGATGTCCACCTCATTGATATAGTGACCCATCAATTCTTTGAGAGAGTTCAATTCAATAGTGTTCTTGAAGTAAACATCGTGGTTGCCAGGAATGATATCCATGTGAATATTATACTCACGGAGTTTATCCAAGAATATCTGGCGGTTGTGGTTTAACGCTTTAAGGTTAATAGTTTTACGGTTATCATAGTAGTCACCCAAATGTAGAATCTGGGTAATGCCGTTATCTAGGAGATATGGAAAGAACTCTTCCGTGTAAAACTTCTCTTGATAATCCATGAAGATATCAGAGGAGTTCCGACACCCACAGTGGGTATCATTCAGTATTGCTATTTTCATAAATGACTCAACTCAATTTATATGACGACCATTATACTACAATAAAAGCTTCCTGTCAAGGGGCTCTATTCTAAATAGTCGGACAAATCTGAGTCAACATTTACGGCACGTCTTTTTCTTTTCTTTTCTTCTTTGGCATACTGTTTGAAATCATCATCAGCATTCTTCACAACATCAATGCGTTGACGCAAAGTGTCCACAAAAGGAGAAGCTTGCTGGGAAAAGAAACCTTCACCGTCACCATCCATGAATGCGCTGATATCTGCTTCAGCAATATACTTCATCTTGATGTCTTGTTGTTTCTTTTCTTTTTGAATTCTTCGGAGGAATGCATACCATGATATCTGTGTGAAATATGCGAATGCATTTGGTTTACCAGAACGAGTGGCAGCTTCAATATCATAGTTCTCAATCGCTTTGAGACAGTTCTCCACTGCGTCCATGACCATCTCTTCACGATAGGTGTAACGGACGAAGTTCCCTTTATGAGAAAGTCCTTCTGCGATCTTTAGGAAACAGGTAGCAATATAATTAGTAACCACGGGGTGTGCGTCACCCTGTTCTTTTGCTTCCTTGACGGTGGTGCAGTATTCTACTACTGCATTTGAGAAATCTCTATTACTTACGTAATGTGGTTTTTCTTTAGGTTTCATAATATATTACCCTGTTAATTTAGAATCCATTATACCAGATAACTATGTCTATGTCAATCAATAGTTCGTACTCTATCTCGCAAATCGCTGGATGAGAATCGATGAGATCTCTCATTGAAGTAGAGCTGTATACCTCGTTTCCTACAGATGTCTTTACCTGTAAAATCTTTGTCCCGATACTCATCACCCAATATACGCAAGTCTATTTGATACATCGCGAGGATGTCTTCGAGATCTTGTTCAGTAACATATGGAATAATCTCATCAACATATCCTACAGCGTTTAGTTGAGAGTATCTTTCTACTATGGTCTGTACCGGAGAGTTCTTATTCTCTCTGTCAATAGAAGGATCTACTTGTAGACCACAGATAAGATAGTCACAATGTGCCTTCGCATCACGCAACATAGTAACGTGCCCTGCATGTAACAGATCAAATGATGAACAAGTAAAACCTACTATCATAGCGTTTTATGTTGTTTAACTAACAGCTCTAGTGCCTCTTCAGCAGTGACATCTAAATTGTAATGAGTAGAGATAAACCCTGCGTAGTCTTCAAACCTAGGAGACTTACCCAAAAGCTCTCTTGCCTTTATTTGAACCGCGTATCCTTCGACCTCAGAACGAAGCCGATACTCCTTACTGAAATGATACCAAATACCGTGAGTACAGAATGTTCTCCAGAATTGTCGAACGTGAACCTTCTCATGTTCTATAAGAGGGAGGTTATTCTTATGCGCTGGACGCACGAAGATAATGAATCCGAAGACGAACGCTGCGAACCTTTTGGGAATGAACGTGCTTAACGGAATAATAATATGTGGAAACATTTTTTTTACCTCTGCCCTTGACAGATTGCGTTTTATGGTGTATAATCTAGCTTGTAGTCCCAGAGGGGTATATAAGGATTAATTTGATACCATACCTGTAACATCTGAATCGAACAGATCAGATTCTTTCTTCATATCATCTAAAAACTCATCCAATGACATTTCTTCATTAGATATATCCTCGACACCTTCATTGTAATTCTCTTCAAGATAGTTAGCCATCTCTTTAAGAGCAGTCTTATACTGTTGCAACATTTCCTCAGCAGGAACAGCTAGAGACATAAGCTTATCAGTAAAAATGACCATAACATTAGTAGGAGTATCCTGATAGACCATATACGTTTTAAAGGTAAAAAACTTCTCACCCGTCTTCAGTGTGTTTTGCATCAGACTCATTGCATTATTAACAATAATAGAACCGGCAGTTTCGTCCAGAACTTCACATATAACTTCTTCGCCAGTAACTAACTTTAAATGTTTAACTGAAGAACTCATCATCATTATCCTTAGATATTATAGGTTTTAGGTCAATAGGATACACTTTATAAGCAAATCCTTCTTTAGTATATATCTTAATCCTTTCGGCACTATGTTTCAAAGTAAAATTCTTATGAGACTTGACATGGAGATCGTCAGCGATATCAATAAGCTTAGTAGTCCTACCATCGTCAGACTGACGAAGACCCCTGCCAATTGATTGGAGTACCTTAACTTGGGATTTGGATGGAGTCGCGAATACAATATTATGAAGATTGCGGATGTTGATGCCAGTGCTGAAAGTGCCAAGAGAGGCAACAATAATTGAGTCATGTTCTTTTTCTACGATACCTCGTATCTGTTCACGATCAGTAGCATCTACTTCACCAGAAACATAAAACACTTTACGTCCCTCTGCTGCCATAGATTTGATCATCTCATGCAATACCTTACCATGTTTCTCAACAAACTGAAACATCACCAAGGTATTACCCTTTTGGTCTAGTGCAATCTTACTTATAAACTTATTACGTGGTTCATATGTAACAATATAATCAAGTTCCTCTTGGTAGTTCTTATCTCTCATCATATTACAGATATCACTATGATACCTTAATAATAGAATTGATATATCCAACTCCGCAAGCTGTTTATTCTTTTGCAATTCCACGGTGCGTGTCACCGTAAATGTCGGCCCAAATAAACCTTCTAACACCAACTTGTTAGTCTCAGTACCATCCAGTGTTCCTGTGAGACCGAATCTGTACTGTGCTTCTGTGCACTTGTCCATCATCGTAGAGAGAGACTTTGCTTTGAAAAGATGTACTTCGTCTCCAAAGACGGTGTTGAACTGTTCGAACCACTCTTTACCAAACTTATAGATTGACTGCCACGTAGAGATTATCACACGTTTGTCAGTAACCTTTTCTTTACCAGAGTATATCTTATGACAGAACTCATCCGCATCATAACCGTAGTCCGCAAAGTCCTTGTACATTTGATCTCCCAAAGAGGTAGTTGGGACGATGACCAATATCTTCCCCTCGGTCACTTCATAACAATACCGCAGAAGGTTGTAAATAATAAAGGATTTACCACTACCCGTAGGACTCAACAGAAGACAACGTCTGTTCTCGACTCCGTGTGCGATAGCTTTGTATTGATAGTCTCTGGGTTTGAAAGGAACGTCTAGAACCGCCAAGAAGTCAATTAGGGCAGGGTGGTCTATCTCTTCCTTGAAGGAGGGTATTCCATAGACCTCGTGTTCGAGTATCTCTAGCTGATAAAAACGATCTGCACAGAAACGCCGTAGATGTGTATAGAGACCTACGTTCATTTGTTTTGAAACCATGTTG